AAAAAGTACGATGTATCACCAGAGGCGTTAGAGGAGCTGAAAAAAGCGAAAGATGGACGATAGAGAAAATAGTAGTAGTAGCTCTAACTGGGTGTCACTTTTGGGTGTGGCATTCATTGTATTGAAATTGACCGGTGTAATCACATGGTCTTGGTGGTGGGTTCTTGCTCCTTTTTGGGGTGGAATAGCGTTGGTGTTGATGATACTGTTAGTTATAGGAGTGTTTAGATTAATCGTATTAGGTATAACGTCCTTAATTTATAGAAGGAGATAACATGGACGATAAGGAAAAAAGGTGGAAACAAGCAAGGTGTGAGAATATCACATCTTCGCCTTTGGGTAAACTAAATACTAAGGGAACTAAAGGCCGCTTATGGGGCGATCAGGCTTGTAAATATTTATGGGAAAAGATCTACGAACGAAGACGACATAAACCGGTCAGAAACGAAGATAACAAAAACTTCCGGTGGGGCCACGAACAACAGCCGCTCGCAGTAGCTTGGCTTAGAGAAAATACCATGTGGAATGTTTTCGACTGCGAATGTGATGGCGACGAAATAACTTTTGTTAAACCTTGGCCTGACGTTAAATATGGGGATTCTCCTGACTTTTATGTTATGGGCGATGATGGAAAAATCGAAGCCGTTGGAGAGATTAAATGCGTTGTTTCTCAGGCTAAATTTGAGGAATATTCGATGTCCACACCGGCAGATCTTGTTGACGAATATAAAGAGCAATTGGCAGGACATTTGATGGCACATCCGGGGGTTGACGTTTTGTATTACGTTATTTATGATGGACTATCTGTCGAAGACGAATTGGATTTTGTTGATGTAATGGATGCCGGCAGAGGCATAATAGTAAAATATACCCGTGATGATTTTGGGTCGTTAATAGACGAATTAGAGGCTCGAATAAGAGAGGCGGATGCTGCGGTTGACGAGGCGATACGATTGGGAGTGAAAATTGAGACGGTATTAAATCATTAAAAGATGGAAAGATTTCAAAAATATCAGCATATAGAGCGACTCGGTACATCCGAGACTCATGGCATACTTGACGGAATGGTCTACGTTTTTCCCAAGATAGACGGTACGAATTCGCAATTATGGGTTGAATCCGAAACCTTGCACGCAGGTAGCAGAAACCGTGAGTTATCGCTTGATTCTGATAACGCTGGTTTTTTTAATTGGGCAAGTAATCAGAATAAATTTTTAAAATTCTTCAAAAAATATCCATGCCTTAGAATTTACGGAGAATGGTTAGTTCCTCATACCCTAAAGACATATTCAGACGATGCCTGGAACAACTTTTACGTTTTTGATGTAATAGATTCGGAAGGCGATTATTTACCATACGAGCAATACGCCTCGTATTTGGAAGAATTCGGCATCGAATACATTCCACCAATCTGTAAGGTTGAAAATCCCACAATAGAGCGCATTCAGGCACAACTTGAAAAGAATGGCTACCTTATAAAAGACGGAATGGGCATTGGTGAGGGTATCGTAATTAAAAACTACAATTACCAAAACAAATACGGGCGACAAACGTGGGCTAAAATTGTCACAAATGAATTTAAGGCTACTCACGGCAAAAAGGAAGTAACAGAAATAAGGGAGCGCACCCAGGTAGAACAGGCTATTGTTGATAAATATATTACATTAGCATTATGCGAAAAGGAATATACAAAAATAGAAGTTAGTGAGGGCGAATGGACATCTAAATTAATTCCCCGTTTGTTGAATACTATTTATTTTTGTTTAATATCTGAAGAATCCTGGAATTTTGTAAAAGAATTTAAAAATCCTATCGTTGATTTTAAAAGATTATCTTATCTTTGCAATGAAAGGGTAAAAGTATTAATGACTAATCTATTTTAAATATGGTAACACAGCACAATTATTTCGAAACAAAAGTAAACTATACCGGTATCGACGAAGTCACCGGTAAGCAAGTGAAATTATCAGACTCGTATTTAATCGACGCTTTGTCGTTCTCAGAAGCAGAAGCTCGTTCGATTAAAGAGGTTGAGCCCTTCATGTCTGGAGAATTCTCGGTAGAGGCCGTAAAAAGAAGTAACGTTTACGAGGTATTTCCTGAAACGGAACCTACTGAATCAGATTTATGGTTTAAGTTAAAAATTGATTTTATAGTGTTAGACAAAGAAAAAAGAACTGAAAAACACATTAGTTCAAATATTATAGTTGAAGCTGATAGCATAGAAATGGCCATCACTAACCTTAAACTGGGAATGAGAGGCACCATGAGCGATTACGAAGTCGTAAGTGTTACGAAGACAGGTATTGTTGGGGTAATTGGGTGGGTAGAAGAAAGAAAAGAAAAAGAAGATGAAAACTAAAGGAGAAATGTATTGCATAGATGACCACTTTTATCCAGCGATTGATGATATGGTTGAATCAGAGATTGATGGGTATGATTCAGTCGA